TAATTCCGCGATAATATTGTTTGTGGCTGTATCATTGAAATTGTATCCTTTGTAATCTCGAATGTCGTCGTAAGGTGGACTAGTAATGGTCAGATTAATGCTGTTAGATGGTATTTTTTTAAGAGCAGTGACAGAGTCCTCGTTAATTATTTTATTGATGTAAGATTCTGATTCTTCAACTTCTTCAATAACAAGTTCTATTTGAGGCTTTGAACACGTTTTCATGTGCTTAGTAAGCGATGATTTTTGTGTATATTCTTTATTGCATTTCCCACAAATATGAGTCATTTTATAGTATTTATACAGTTAATCTATTTAATTCATTTTAATTCAATTTTATTAACTGATTATCTTTTGCTGAGATTTATATTTAGTTTTAGATTTAGTTTTATATTTTGATTTATATAATGCACCCCAGAACATTTACAATTACAAGCCAGCCATATTACGACCAATATAATCAAGAGTATAAAAATATATTAATGGTCAATGTGGAACCGGACGGACCTTTAAGAAGATTTGTTCGACGTTTACAGTTACCAAATTTGTCGCCTTTACAAATAAATAGGTTGGAAGACAAATGCGGACTAGCTTTAACCAATTTTTTTAATGGTAAAAATTATAATTGTTTAATGACGCCGAATGAAATTCCGGATTTATATTCTTTTTTGACGGCAAATGGATATCAAATAGATACACAACTAACAAATATGATGAACCAAAGTCAGGTAAAACTGACACCCGGAAAACAACTAGTTTGTTTAGCTACTTATTTTGGTAATAAACAGCCAAATATTGTTTATATGAAATAATTTAAAATACTTTAGTAATAAAATTAAATATCAATTTAATATATAATATGAGTGCAGATTGGCAATCACCAAACATGGCTACTACTATTGAAAGTATGTTTGTTAAAAGAGAACAGACTCCACCTAAATTAGGTGATTATATTAAAATTGTATTTAAGACCCCATTAAAGCCTGATAAGCCTGACTCTAATGTTGTATATGGTAAAATAACCGATATCAAAAATCCGAGTGAGGGAGGGGTTGATAAGCTTGGTTACACAATTCCAGGCACAAAATATAATACGTATACGTTAAATGTGATTGAAGATGATGATAGTTGTTCTGAATTTGTGTTAAATCCATATGATACTGAACTACCACATATAGAAAGTATTGAAACAGTGGCCCCCCCAGAGTGGATGACTGCAAGATTTACTAGTTGCACCGTATCAGGAGGCAAAAGACAAAAAAAGAGCCATAAAAGAAGAAAGAGTCATAAAAGAAGAAAGAGCCATAAAAGAAGAAAGAGCTGTAGAAAACGTCGTTAAATCAAGAAAAAATTGATTTTATATTTAATATATAAAATCAACACATTATTATCTATTATTATTAAGACCATGAGTAGTCAATCGAATACTATTGTTATCGCTGATTTAAAATTACCCGATAATTTTGAAAGCTATGACGCCAAATTGCAGTCAAATATTATCGAATACTTGGCACAATTGAATTCCATCGAGAAAAAAGCGTATAAAATTGCCAAAGAACATCTGGGTTCATCTTTCAACATTGTTAAAAGCAACGGATTCTGTGACTGGTTTAAAGAAAATAAATAAAGAAAATATATCTATCTTCGTTTCTGTCTTTTAGAGCTTTTATTATATCTCTTTCTTTTTTTTGTTTCCTTTTTTTGCATCATTTTTAATATATACGAGGACGTAATAGAAGGTTTTAAAAATTCATGGATACTTTTTTGAGTGCGTTTTGCGGCCAATTTGCCGCCCCTTTGTATATTCTTTAATGCGACCCTTCTTCTGCTACCACCAGAAGTAGTCGCTGATTTTGCTGCCACTTCTGCCGCCAATTGTGCTGCTTTTTCCGCTGCTTCTGCCGCCGCCTTTGCATATTCTTCCTCTTTTAGTCGTTTTTTAGCTTCCTCGAGAACGGCATCTTGAGATAAATTTGGATTTTCTTTTCTTACACTATCTTCATATATATCCAATTTAATATTTCTTGCATTTTGTTTCTGTTTTGTTTCTTCAATTTCTGCATTTAAATTGCTTTCAGTCAAAGCCTCTGAAATAGAATTTTTAACATCAAAAAACCCTTTCATTATTTGATTTAAATTTTTGTTTATTTCTGGTAATTTTTCTGTAACCTCTTTTGCAATTACTTCCGAACCATGACTAACGGTTTCACCTAGTTGCTTAACTTCAACTACAGCAGCAACACCAGCACTATCTGTCGCGGCTGCTCCTATTTCTGCAGTTATTGCTGTTGCTTCATTATTAAATTTTTTTATTTCATTTGCTCCATCATGTATGGCATTTTTTACTACATCTAGACCACTATGTAGTATTTTTGATGCATCCCCTAAAACTCCTGCATTTTGTTTTGCTGCATCAGTTGCATTATTCAATCCATTTGTCACATTATTCATATTTTGTTTAGCTAATCCGGTTACATCATTCATATTTTGATTCAAACCATTTGTTACATTATTCATGTTTTGATTCGCTAACCCTGTTACATCATTCATGTTTTGATTCAATCCATTTGTTAGGCCAGTCATGTTTTTATTCAATCCATTTGTTACATCAAACATATTTTGTTTAGCTGCACCCGTTACATCATTCATATTTTGATTCAATGCACTCATGTTTTTATTCATAGTATTCATAGTATTCAATCCATTATTATAATTATTCATTAATGCCGCCATAATTATAATATCATTATTTTTTAATTTGCTTAAAATCGGCAAAAGTCATCGCATATTTTTTGTCTACTGTTTTCCGGTCTACCTTCTTTAATACTGGAAAATTAGATAAACGTCCAATCCATGTATACCTATTTGCGTTTTCTTTTAACAGATGTTTCTCTCCATTCGAACTTCCATTTACATTTGGCAAATTTGCCTTTATTTGAGGCGGTAACACATTTTGTCCCGGTCTGCCTTTATTTTTATTTATATTTTTATCCATTTTTGTATCTTTATTATAGCTTTTGAAATGTTGACCACTTGGTTCCTTGTCTTTTTCTTTGTCTTTTTCTTTTTCCTTCTCTAAAATGTCCTTGTCTGATGCCTTTTTCAATTCATCTTCCAAATCAATAAAAAGCGATTTGCATCTAAATGTCATCACATATTTTCGACCAATCGTCTCTAAATATCTATATGGTATCGTATTATTACTAAAATACTCGAACGATGTCTTGAAATGATTATACCTCATATACACGTTTCCTAAAGGCGTGAATTCCAAAATATAATTATTCATGAATCCATCCAATTTTTTATCCAATACAACATTTAACGCCTTATTTTGAAATTCAGTATCGAGTGATTGCTCTTCTAACAATTTAATAATCTCTTCTTGAAACTTTTTATGGTCATTTTCTACATAAATGAATAATTCGTCAAAATCTATGCTAGCCGGATTATCTGCATAATCGTCTTCGATTTCGAAATAAGCAACTATCAGGCTTTCCAATTCATCCGTAAAAATAGGTTCTAAATCGATTATTTTATGTGTTTCTAATAGCAGTGCATTCAATCTATCAAACTCTTTGGTTTTATTTGCTTGATATTCGCTCTTTAATTTGGAAAAGATGTCTGTTTGTTGTTGCAGCTCTTCTTCGGTGAAATTATATTCATTTGAAAAGGACTTAAAGGCGACCAAGTATTTGTCTTCGAATTTGACTTGTTCCTTTTTTTGTTCTTCTAATTCCTTTAGTTCTTCTAATTCTTTTACTTCTTCTAATTCTTCTAGTTCTTCTAATTCTTCCAGTTCTTCTAATGTTCTGCTGTGAAATATAGAATAGATACGTCTTTCATTGTATTCATGAAAAAGAATAGCTCCTCTTTTAATTTTTTGTGGCAAGGTTGTATGACATAATAAAAAATAAAAAATAAAAAGAAACCCTAAATGTGAATAAGGCAAATTTACATGTATTTGAAAATCCATATTATCTATAATTATATTTATAATATCGTTTAAACTTTAAGTCTTTTTATAAGAATAATTTTTTGTTTATTTGTTTCTTTGTTTCACCTTTACATCCTTTCCTGAAATAAATCTGTGATTTCCTTGTCTAAAAACGGCACTTCTATTAGCTCATATGATTTTGAGTCTGGATGTATTCTAACTAAGCACAACTTGGTAACAATTTTATCATACTTGGCCTCCAAAATCCGCTTATACGTGTTCAATTGCAAAGCATATTGCCAGAAATTGGTCGCCGGTAAATGACTTATTAGCGGATTGGTTGCCGTCTCGTTCCATCCGTTGACACTTGTTATCTCTTTGCAGCGCTTCCAATCGTATATTTCCAAAGTGGAATCCGGGTTTTCATAAACCATATCTATGGAACCGGCGACTTTCACAGATTCGTCGTAAATCGTCCACTCAGTGCGATACGGCTTCAGATGCGGATTGTCTTCTACAAATTTAAGAAAGAACTCCCATTCGATACCTCGCTCTATATTTTCATATTGTTTCATAATAAGATGCTCTTGCAGCAATTCTCGGTGAGTATAATCGAATGTGAAACGCCCGTCATTCATAAAGTTTTCAATCTGTTCATGCAAATTTGTCCCTGAATTGGCCGCCGCGGTTCCACTTGTGTTCCATTGTGCTTTGATTTCGTCGGCAGTTAAGCCCCAATATTTGTGACCAGGTGCCCAGCTTTTGCTTTTCATCATTTTATTAATGATAGCGTCGGCATTAAATTTCGGAAACTGACTGTGGACAAGAGTGGTGACCGAAGTGTATCTTTTTCCAGGGTCGCATGTAATTTCATAGCGATGTCCGTGCTCATAGAATTTTATATTTTTGTCTCTAACATGCGCATTTTTTTTGGCTAGAACTGTATTATCGCTTGACATTGTATTTATTATTAATTGTATTGTATTCTTTAAGTTGTTATATGGTCTTTAAATACTTATTTTTATTTCAATTTTTTTACATTTTACATTTTACATTTTATAATTTTGTTTTTACATTTATAATTTTATTATGAGTATGTAGTTACAACGAGAACACCATCTAAACCACTTGCAGGAGTAATAGGAGAGGTGACTCCAACGCCCCCACCATTTCCACCTGCTCCATAATTTGCAAACATGCTATTAACCCCACCAAAACCACCTCCACTGGGACCTTGTGTTCCTGTAGCGGAATAAATAAAATATATGGGAGATACTGCACCACCAGCTCCGCCCAAACCTGTTCCATTCCCAGAACCACCTGCACCACCACCTGCACTAACTGTATTACCACCAACTGTTATTGTGGTGGAAGTTCCGGACCCTCCATAATATATTGGATTAGGAGGACTAGTACTAATACCACCTATCCCTCCAGAGCCAACTGTTGTAGTAACAGTTAATGCTCCCAAATTAGTATTAATATATTTATATATTGCTATTGCCCCTGCACCACCGCCTCGCCCACGGTCACCTAAATTATAATATCCACCACCTCCACCTCCACCAACTAGTATAAATTCTATACAACTCACGAGCGAAGATATTGAAATGGTATGCGAACCAGCTCCATATATAGCAGTTGTCGTCGATGCGGTTGCAGTTGGTCCAACAGGTCCTGTATACCCTTGTGGACCTGCGGGTCC